AGGAGATCTCTTATAGGCTCCATTACGAAACGCCTTGTCGAAGGGAATCGTACCTATATTCGTCGCGTTGTTTTCTGCCTTCGCTTAGATTTTTCATCCTAGCCAAAGCTTCTTTAAACCTAGCCTCAAAATTCGCCAAAACATCTGGTGTTTCTTTTAAGAAAACAGCAGCTTCGACCAACGTGCCGTAAAGCAACGCATCTGGGTAATCAGTAGAAAGCACCGTTGTTCCGGAATCAGCGCCAGCAGTCAAACTGGCTGGTTTGTATAGATAATGGATCTCAACCGTATAATTTGAATCCGGTATCGGGCTTAACTCAAAAGCTGTGTCGTCAAATAAACTATAGTATTTAGGGCGCCCAGTAACCGTGGTTGTAGGGCTGTATTCTTTTAAAAAACTGGGATGTTTGAAATCAAGATAGTAATACTTGCTGCTAGATATTACCGCTGCACTGAACGGCGCGTAAAAGTCCGTTGGTGTCGCCAAAAACCTATTAGAAGCTGTCGCAGTACCTTGCACATTTTTTCTTTGTACAGGCAGCTGTACGTTGTTAAATATCCGATCTTCCGCTTCTTTAATTAACGTATTCAAGCTGTTAGTAAAAGTAGTCTCCGTAGACTCCATATAATCTTGAACCGTTGATTTTAATGTTGCTAATGTAAAACTCATGTTATTTCTACCGTTACCTCCCCGACACTACAAGATATTTCGTATGTGTCTAATTGTGTTCCAAGTATACCTTTGTCTACATTAGTATAAATTAAAAATTTCTTATTGTCATCAGAAGTATCTGGCCTTGCGTTTTTCAAAGCTTGGGAGTCTGCCGGATAAGGCTTTCTATCTAACTGCGGGTGTTTTGGTGACCATTGATCGGGACCTACCAAAAGACCGTCCCAGGTCATTTTCATGTCTCTTAGCTTATAACGGAAGCCTGTAATGTCGCATATTCCGTAAGCATTTTTTCCACTAGCTGTTGCCATGCTTATGCAGAATTATAACCGCTTAGTCTCGGAGCAACCCTAAAACTTGATCGGTCCTCATCTTGTGCTTTGGCGCGGTCAAACTCTTCCTCGTATAGTTGTTTTAACATACCAGTTTTTTCTGGCGCTTTTTTCAAGCTCATATAATAAGCCAGACCAGCGGCTAAACACGGATAAAACCGAAAGGGCACGTCTAGCGTGTTTGCTCCCACGTCCGCGTCATCCATCCTGGTCAACACATTCATATAAACCGTATAAGTGCTAGATTTGTCTGGCACCGGCCACACCGTGATAGTTGGTGTTGTTTGTTTATTAACAAATACCTGGTTTGGTTTTCCTGTAGTAGATTTTGTAGCCAGGTGGCTGTATTCAGCTCGGCTCATTCTATTTAAAGGCGTGTCTGTGGTTGTGTTATTTGCTGTTTCTCTTATATAAATATCTAAAATATCAATCGGAGCTGTGGCGTTTGTGCTATCAATGTTATAAGTGCCTGTGTCCTTCACCATAGCAACAGTTTTTTCTGTTACTGTCCATTGATTGAGGCCTCTATTTGCCCACTCAGCTAACATTAAGTTAAGGCTTCTTGTCGCTGATTTTAAATCGTAACCAGTTCTAAGCTCTAGCCCACAGCGCTCAAATGCCTCTTCGACATAATCCGCTACGTCTAGTTCAAAATCTTTAGATCCAGATACAGCCATATCTATTTACGCCCGTACAACCCACAGTTGCCCATAGGCTTCATAGCAGAGCCGCCCTTGTTCATTTTTTTGGCTTTGCCGCCATAGCTCATTCCCATAGCTTTTTTAGCTGCTTTTTTACCCGCTTCTGTATACGGGAATTTTTTTCCATTAATATTTGGCATAATTTACTCTCATCTCATTATTCTAAGCCCGCCCAGGCCTCGATTGATATTTGAAATACCCATAGGAATCCTAGGTGTTCTCGGCGCTGGCGCTGGTGCTGGTATAGCTGGCGCTGGCGCTGGCGCTGGTGCTGGCGCTTGTTCTGCTAGTGCTCTTTCTCGTATGCGGCTGAAAAAACCACCACCTGTATTTGGGACGTTTGGCGCTGGCGCTGGTATAGCTGGCGCTGGCGCTGGTACTAATGGAACGTCTTGAAATTTATCTCCATAAGGACCACCAGCAACCATTATTTGATCTATGTCAAAAGGAGGAGCTGGTACTGGTGCTGGCGCTGGTACTGGTGCTGGTGTTGTTATATCACTTGGGTCTAATTGCAGCGAAGGATCAAATCCACGTTCCCTAAAAGGATCGTATGCACCCAACATCGGCAGCGGGCCTCGTTCTGGAAGTGGTTCTGGCGTTTCATTTATTCTTTCTATGGACATAAAATCTTTACGCCTTGGCACTGGGCCTGGTATTGGATTTTTTTGCGCAACATTAATAGGTTCAGGCAATTTAATGCCTGGAATAATTGGATCAATCTTCGCCAAACTTTCACGAATCTTTTCTAAATCTACTCCTGGTATGTTGAATACTGGGTCGGACCTCGGCGCTGGTGTTGTTACTGGTTCATCCCTATCGTCTATGCCATTGCCATTGCCATCTTGAAAATCTGCTGTTCTAAATTGTGGTCTATACTGATCTCTGTATATGTCTAATTCTTCTCTAAATTCTCCCGCCGAATCGTAATCGCTTCGCTGGGGCAACGCTGGCGCTTCTCTTATTGGCGTATCGAAATCATAACCTTCAAAACCTTGGGGTACCACAAGCTCAAATCTGCCGCGTGGCATAAACGGGTTAAAGCCACCGCCCATGTAAGGGTTAAAGCCACCACCCATGTAAGGGTTAAATCCACCCATGTAAGGGTTAAAGCCTCCACCCATGTAAGGGTTAAATCCACCCATGTAAGGGTTAAAGCCACCCATCATAGGCATTTGTTGTTGATAAGGGTTATAACCGCCCATGCCCCCAAAAAGACCGCCTAAACCGCCACTAAACCGGCTTGGCTGTGGATTAAAGCCCCCCATCGCTCGGTATCCGATGTCCATTGGGTTGTTGCTTGCTCTAATCATAATTATTTACCAGTTTTTGCAAGACCAATATCTAGCCGTAAAATTATCTTTAGCCGTATCGCAACTGTGTCTTGCTCTAAAATTTTTCCTTCGCCCAGGGTTGTTCTTCTTAATGGTCATATTAGGATCTCCATACCTTATGAGCTTTATTTGATCTCCCTTTTTGGCCAACACCTTAAACTTTTTTTTAGCGCCAGGTGTGCGGCTAGGTTTATTAAAACCGGCAAAAGACTCGCCTCTATAGGTAAGCCTTCCACCTTTGGTTCTTTTGGCATCTCTAATAGTTGCCATTTTTCTTTTACGCCCTAAACACCGTCATTGTGTTAAACGTGGAAACCGTATACTGCACATATATTCCTGAAGAAAAAACCATTCCCTCATCAGGAATAGTTATATCTCTCGTGGCTGTAGCCGAAGCAACAGTGCCCAACTTGAATAATGATGAGCCGGTCGGGCTGGTTGTTAAAAAATCTAACAACCCAGCGGTCCCAGTACACACAAGATTAATGCCTTGAAACCTAGATCTGCCAGCAAATATAACATCCGCAGCTGAAGCGTTAACCCCAGCACTAACATTACCGGCTGGGTTACCCACGGCCGTTATGCTAGTTATGGTTTTGAAATATGAGCTGCCAGTAGCTGTACCAGCATTTGCGCCTGTAATTGACTCTGTTTGCGCATCACCGTTGACATCAGTTCCAACAACAGTAAACGAAATAGCAGAGTCGTCGCCAGCTGAAAGAATCGTCACGACTCTACCCGCATCAAACGTGCACGAACCACCAGAGGCTAAAGCGCCTCCAATGGTTAGTGCCGCGTTGTTACCTACAGCCGCTGCTGTTGAAATGCCGTCAGCATCTAGTGCTTGTGTATCGGCGGTTATATGAACCGCCTTTACGTCTGAGCCTGTTAATCTAGTTGCCATTATTTACTCCCTTATTAACTGTCAGTAAATGGAGTAGCTAATGTTCCGTCACCCATTAAGAACGCTTCCACAAACCAAGTTGTAGTATTTACGCCTGTTAATCTAATGAATCCACCGGTTAACCAACCTTGCTCTACTTGGCCTAGGTCAATTACATCGTTTGATGATGCCGGATGAAAGTTATCTGTTTCGCCGATTTCGCCAGTGTCAAACAAAAAGGCAGTTCCTAAAAAACCGTCTGTTCCGTCTGTTGTAGCTGTTTTAATCTGCCCAGCGCCAGTAAAGGTGGTTTCCACTAAGAATTGATAGTGAATACCAGCTGCTGGTGTCGGAAGCGTTACTACAATACCAGCTGCCCTGTTAAAACCGTATACAGTTCCAGAGTCTGCGGCTGTTAAAGTTTTTGTAGCATCTGTAATAGACTCGTAATCTTTTACAAAGTTTGTGGCACCGGTCATTTTCATAGTACCAGTACCAGAAACATTACCACTTGCATCAACGTCAAAGTTGGTGGTTACTGCTCCTGTTTTGGCTGTAACAGTAATCTGTTCAAAGCCGTTTTCGGACCTAACTGGTCCGTTAAATGTTGAATTAGCCATAATTCCCTCCTGAGAGAATTCATCTGTCGTCTTGGCAAATGTCCGCTAGGCCGGTCGACAGACTCATTAATTATCCTAGACCCTTAGAAAGTATATCACCAAATATATGAAACGCGAAAAAACGCGGTGTATAAAAAAAGGGACCCGAAGGTCCCTGAGAGAAAGTACCGGATTAGCTATCTACCGTAGGGATTAGTAGATGGAGTTGTATTCTACAGATAAACCGCCTTGAAGCAATTGCTCTCTGTATTTTTTTAACATTTTTTTTGCCGCGTGTTGCACAGCTGGAGTCCAAACTAATTGTTGTGCTATTGACTTGCCAAATCTACTGTCTAAACCATTGTATCCTTGGCCATCCTCTGCCAGAGCACCGTCACACCTAGATGCCAAGTAAGCTGCGCAAGATCTCATTGCCTCTACTATCTCGTTGCTCAGTGGCGCTAGTTTCTTATTGTGAAACATTTTTTCCACTTCCTTAACGCCAACCGCAAGATCGTTGATTGAAATGCTTTGATCTAACACTTGCACATTATCAAGAGCTTTATCCAGCACCTTTTGCTTGCCTACCAGTGCTTCAGCCATCCTAGCGTCAATAGATCCGTCAACAACCAAGTGCTGTACCAACACAGAGTCTTCTTGGCCAATTCTATGGCAGCGGTCTTCTGCTTGGCTCATATTGCCTGGCACCCAATCTAACTCTGCAAAAACTACATGGCTTGCTTTTGTAAGCGTAATGCCAACACCCGCAGCTCCGATCGTGCCTATAAAGACATCTGCTTTACCAGCCTGAAACGTATCCACAGAGTTTTGTCTATGAGCTTGGTTACAATCGCCAGTCAAAGTAACTACTGTTTTACCTACTGCCTCTAACCCTTCTTTAATACCCTGGACAACATCTTTGTGGTGAGCCATAACTACAACCTGGTGCTCTAGGTCTATCAAATGATCCACTACATCGTTTACTTTAGCCAAAGCCATTTCATGCCTAACCTCAGACATTTTTTCAAATGACACCTCTTCAAAGCTGGTTTCTTCAACCGCGTCAGACAAAGCATCAAACTCTTTGGTTAGTTCCTGAGTGTAACCCTTACTTGGCAACACAATAACCTGGCGCACTTTAGCTGGCAGATCTTTGAGCACCTCGTCTTTTTTTCTTCTAATCATAAAAGACTGACGCAACCTTCTTTGTAGCTCATCCAAGTTAGAAGATCCGCTAAAGTCCCAGCCAAACTTGCCCTTGTAAGCACCCGCATATTTCTTTCCAAAATAAAAGTAGTTACCAAAACTTTCAGGATCTAAGTAACCAGCTATTGGCTGTAGCTCTATGGGCCTGTTGGTTATGGGTGTTCCCGTAAGTAACACTTTACGCTTGGCCTTTATGCTAACAGCAACAACCGTGCGTTTGGCTTTAGGATTCTTGATCTTGTGTACCTCATCCATAATAACCATGTCCCAGGTCCTAGACTGTAACGCTTTAGCGTGCTTAGTGAGCACGTCGTAGTTGATAATAACCACGTCAGGATTAGACGGTATTTGCTCACCACCGCCGTTTACCACGTCAATTGTGCGCTCAGATACAAGCCATTTAACCATTTCGTTCTTCCAGTTCAATTTCAAAGAAGCTGGGCAAACGACTAAGACCGTCTTGGGATTGGTTATGTTGACAGTACCAATTGCCTGAATCGTTTTACCCAAACCCATTTCATCACCAAACAATGTGTTTTTGCGGCCAGCCGCATAAGCAATACCGGCTTTTTGATAAGGAAGATATTCAAGGCCGGCGGGTACAGGTATTTGCATATCTGAGTTTGTGGCCACTGAATCTTCGATCGCAGCATTGTCATCAACCATGTGTGTAACTAGCCAGGCGTCATCAATCTTGCTGACTGTATAACCAGCTTTTTTGATGGCTGCCTTTTTGACTTTCCATAACGCCCAAAATTCAGGCGTAGGCTTGGCGGTTTTAAGCAGCCGACCGTCAGACTGCTTTTCACCTTTTGACCAATCTAAGTTCAAATCCATTAGATTTCTCCTATCCTTCTACTCTATCGTGAACCGCAACCGCACCATAAAAAGTTGCACCAAGTAATTTTTCGCAAAGCTCTGAAAATCTTGAGTCAGAAGTAGAGGCGTAGTTGCCGCCAAACATAGTCCATTTTTCTTTTTTAGAAACCGGTATCAATCTAAGGATTTTTCTACCTCCACCAACCTCTGCCATTACAAGCTCAGCAGCCGGATAGTCTTCGCACGCTTCAAAAGGCCCCTCTGCGTTTACCACAGTAAATCCCTTTGCGTAACTAGACTCACCGCCCATAGTGCAGTCATTTTTGCCCAGAAAAGTGTCCTCTTCTCTTGCTTGTTGATAAATGTTCACATGAATACCCATCTCTTTCTCCTGTTTAATTAACTTACTCCTCTATTATACATATCGTGTCGTTATGTGCAAGTTTTTATACAAATATATGTTAATTAATTTAGGCATAAAAAAAGGGACCCGAAGGTCCCTTTCTATAACAGTTAACGCTGCTACTCGTTATGCACCTTGTGAACCGTAGATTCCTCTCCAGTCACTAAAGCCGAAGCTGTAACGCTCACGAGCTTTGTAACGAATGTTACCAGTCGTGAAGTCAGGCTCCATAGATGTCTCCATCGGGCTTCTTTGGAACATCTTGAGGCCTTCGCCCTGGGATGTTACAGAAGTCAGAAGGAAGAAAGCATCTGGATCAGTTAGATAATGATTAACTGTGTAACCGCCAGAAAGAACACCAGTGTTCTTAATTGCGTTTAAGTCATTATCAGCAGACCCTGATCTTCCCTGTGAGTTTAAGATCCTGTCAGCAACAAAAACCAGCTGTGGTGGTACCACAAGCTTGTCTGCCTGGACAGAAATCGTCAATCCACGGTCATCTGTAAAAGTAGCAATATCAATCAAAGCATCTTCTAATGATGTCTCATTCAAGTCAGCCATTGATGTAGCTCTGTTAGCAGCTGTGCCACCGCCCGCTAGGACGTGCGCAGTGTTAATAAGAGATACGCCATCGCCACCTGTATGATCGGAAGAGAATGCGTTGTTGAGTACGTCAGCACCTTTGACTTCTTTGGTGTTAGCCATCGATTTCGCTAATGCTTTTGTATACCTTTTACCTAAAGAGTCGTAAAGGTTATCCTCTACAGCCTCTTCTGTTAAAGCAAATGCAAGCGCGACAGTATCGTGCGTGTATCTGCTAGTGTAACTTTCAGTAGCCTGGTCGAAATCAACCGAACCACCTTCAGTTTTTGTAGGAGCGCCGCCGAAGCCTGTAATTAAAACTTCTTCCTCAAAGGCTCTTTGTGAGTCTTCTTGGGCAAAGATCTCAGCGTATTCGTTTGTATACTCATCGTATGACATACCGAACAAACTGTTTAGACCTGGTTCTAGCTCCTTCGCTAATTGTGCTCTTGAAATAGCCATTTAATTAACTCCTTATGCTAGACCCGCAGCTTTCAATCCAAACGCATGGTTCTGTATAACACAGTACACATTAGTATTGGACGATCCTACGTCTTGGTTATTGGGATCCTGAGAAATATCAATTACTTTCAGGGGTAAAGTTTGTGTTGTTGCACCCGTAGATACATCAACCTCATCTCCGGAAATACCAGTTTTGGTAGAGCCAGAGTTAGTTTTGATAACATCGAAGTTACCTAGTAAATCCGCTACAGGGAAAGCTTCATCTGCCTGGATCTCAAAAACGACCATAGGGTCATCAATGACATGGGCAATAATATCTGAAGCATTCGTAGAAGCTGGATAGTAGTTACTAAATACCTGTTCGCCTGTTGTTGGGTCTGTATATTCGCAGCCGTTAAATACTCCAATTATGGGCACAGTGCCGCTAACAGCGTGTATTTCTACACCTCCGCCAGTTACTTGAGCTACCAAGTCGCCTTGGAAAATACTCGTGCCATAGTTTGCAGCAATTCTATAACGTGACTGCCCGCCATTATACGGAGCACCACCAATCATTTTTACAGGTTTTAGTCCAAAAGAAGCGTCTTTATTCGCCATTTTTAGTCTCCTAAATGATTATGTACATTTCTGTACGGTTATTTTTTGCCGAAAGATACCCTTGAATCCCTTTGGGGATCATACTTAACATATCGACCGTCTTTTCTAGTTTCATTAAACATTGTATTGTCTAACGCATCTACAGCGTCTTGACTCTTACCTTGGTAGTAGTCGCGTCGCTCTTGTACAGTCTCATTAGGTATTTTTGCAAGAAGTAATCCTTCATTATAAACGATACCAGCGTGTCGGCTATGTTCGTCCGCTGTTGGTAGGTCCCAATCACTAGGAAGATCTGTACCTCTAACGAGTTCCCAACCTTCTCTTATGCGTCTACTGACGTTCGCGCGATCTTCTTGTCCCAACATTGACTCCCTAATCCAGCGGTATGTATACCCTGGAGGAGCCGGCGGCGTTTCTAACCTTCTAACTGGTCGCCATGGTTTTCTACGAGTTTGTTTATCGTGTGCCTCGGATTCACGAGAGTTTCTATTTGCGTTCCCTTTTTTTTCTTCAGTCATTACATTGCCTCCCTAGATGCTATGCGTTGCTTTTCAGCTGCAACCTTTTTTAACCAAGCTTCTTCGCTCATGTTATGAGGTTTTAGCCCTCTAAGGCGCTCTACTTCTGACTTAGAAAACGTCACGCCATTTTTTTTGCCTTGTGTTTTTTGACGACCACTACCTACAGTGGCAGAAGCAACTCTTTGCACAGAGGGTTTGGCTTCTACTTGCGCGTCTTTACTTTCAACATTTGCGTTTTGCAAATGTGGGTAAACTTTATAAATTCTATTGTTCAGCTCTTCATAATACTCATCTGAGTCTGGCTCATGGCCTTCATTAATAAGATTATAATGTTGGAAGTATGCGTATTGAGTAGCTTCCAAGTTACTCTGGTCCTCTGCATCTCCGTACCATTTGTTATTTTCATACCAAGACAAAGCCTCCGAAGTAGGCTCTACAACAGGCTGAGCTTGTTGCTT